GAAGCTCGAAGGGAAGCAGGTCAGCGGACAGAACAGACAGCTAGAGAACGGCTCGAAGTCGCTAGAATCCTTCAAAGGGATAGCGAAATTAATCAATACATGAGCGAAACAGGTTACAACAGAGAGACGGCCAGAAGGTCGACTCGAAACAAGAGTCCGGCTCAGATTGAGGCGGATATCCAAAGAGTTAAAGAGCGTCAAGCTAAGATAAGGGGGTCTGATAAGGAGTGAAAAGGGATAATCAATATCCCTCTTTTACTAACGTAAGACTAACCAAAAAATCTAAAACACTTGGCGCTGACGCGGTTAAGCTCTACGCGTCGACAGGTCAAAACCTGATGACCTGGCAGCAAATACAGATAAAGTCGATAATGATGGTCAATCCTTCCGGATCCTGGAAGCATATGAACTACTGCATCGGCTTATCTAGGCGAAACGGAAAAGGCGAAGTCCTTGCTTCTCGTGAAATGTATGGTCTTATTCATAAAAAGGAAAAGATCTTACACACGGCGCACAGGACGACTACTTCGCACGATGCTTTTAATCGTCTGTATACGCTGCTAAAAAAAGCCGGGTATCTCGAACATTCTAAGAAAAAGAAGGTCATGCCTCCGAAGTCTTTCTTCGCTTCCAAACAGTACGGCCTTGAACATATCGAGATATCAGACGGCGGTGTGATTGATTTTAGAACTCGTACAGATAACGGCGGACTGGGCGAAGGCTTCGATCTTCTTGTAATTGATGAAGCTCAGGAATATACATCCAAACAAGAATCGGCGCTTCTTTATACAGTATCGGCTTCGAAGAATCCTCAAACGATCATGGTCGGCACTCCGCCGACGGCTTCTTCTCATGGAGACGTGTTCGTCAGGATCCGAGAGGCGGTTCTTACTAAAAAAGCTCCTGAAACGGGCTGGGCTGAATGGTCGACTCCGGAACTTGTTGAAGGTGATAAGCTTTATGATCCTAAGCTCTGGAAGAAATATAATCCGAGCTATGGGAAGCTTCTCAACGATAGAAAGATCCGGAATGAGATCACAGGAAACGACCTGGATTTCAATATTCAAAGGCTTGGATTTTGGTGCACGTTTAATCAAAAGTCCGAAATTTCCGAAGCCGACTGGAATGTTATGAAAGTCGATTCAATGCCAGAGCTTCAGGATCAGAGATTTGTCGGAATCAAGTACGGGAAGGATGGAGTTAACGTCTCCATGAGCTTCGCAGCAAGGACAAAAGACGGAAAAATTTTCGTCGAGTCTGTAGCTTGCGAATCTCAGAGGAACGGAAACGGCTGGATTTTTGAATTTTTGTATAATCCTAAAATCTCAAAAATAGCAATTGACGGAGCTTCCGGTCAGATGATCCTTGCGGATCAGATGAAGCAGCATGGAATCAAAAAGCCGCCGATACTTCCTAAAGTTGGAGAAATCATCACAGCGAACGCGATGTTTGAACAGGCTGTCTTTTCGAAGGAACTCGTTCACAGGGGTCAGAAATCACTTACTGACTCCGTAACAAACTGCGAAAAGCGTCTTATCGGCTCACAGGGCGGATTCGGCTATAAGTCGATAGTGGATATCTATGATATCTCATTGATGGATAGCGCGATTCTTGCTTTTTGGTTGTGCGCTACGACCAAAGAAGCAAAAAAGAAGCAATCAATAAGTTTTTAAGAAAGATCCTTCGGGATCTTTTTTATTAAAAAAATTACGTTACTCAACGGTAAAAGAGGGAGGTTTAAAAACATGAGTGAATTTAAGGTAATCGAGACACAGGAAGATTTTGATAAGGCCATTAAGTCAAGGCTGGCTCAAAAAGATCGCGAGCTTGAAGAGAAGTTTAAGGATTATAAGTCTCCTGAAGATGTGACAGCCATGAAGGCTGAATTTGATAAGCAGCTTAAGGAAGCTCAGGAATCTCTTAAACAGGCTCAGGAAAAACTTAAGGCTCACGATTCCGAGGTGTCAGAACTTACCAAAAGAGCGGAAACGGCTGAGACTTCACTTCTTAAGAATAAGATAGCCAACGAATACAAGCTTCCTTTTGAGCTTGCCGGAAGGCTTATCGGAACAAATGAAGAGGAACTCAAAAAGGACGCTGAAAGTTTGTCCGGAATTCTTGGAACTCCGAAAGCAGCTCCGCCGCTTCACACCGGAACACAAACGAGCGCTTCAAGCGCTTCAGTTGACGCTGGCATGGGCGAATTATTAAGCCAGATAAATGCACAGCTTGCCAAATAAGGAGGCTTATATGAGCGAAATTTTAACAAGAGGATCTCTTCTTCCTCCAGTAGTTACTAATCAGATGTTTAATAAGGTTCGCGGTAAATCTTCACTCGCTAGATTGTCCGGATCTGAGCCTATTCCATTTAACGGTGAGACAGTTTTCACTTTTTCAATGGATAGCGAAGTGGATCTCGTCGGCGAGAACGGCGCAAAGTCAAACGGCGGCGGTACAGTTGCAGCTATTCAGATGATTCCTGTTAAAGTCGAGTACGGACTCAGAGTATCAGACGAATTCAGATACGGATCTGATGAGATCAGACTCCAGTATCTTACATCTTTTGCTGAAGGCTTCGCTAATAAGGTAGCTCGTGGTATCGATATCATGGCCTTCCACGGTGTTAATCCAAGATCAAAGCAGAAGGCTTCTGTTATTACAAATAAGAACTTCGATGATCTTATTTCTAACACTGTTGTTTTTGATTCTTCACATCCTGACAAGAATATCGTGGACGCTATCGCACTTGTAGAAGGCGCTGAGCACGATGTTTCAGGACTTGCTATCGCTCCAGCTATGAAGAATGCACTCGCTAAGCTCACAAAAGGCTCTAGCTCAAACGAACCGATGTTCCCTGAACTTGGATGGGGTGCAACTGTTGGCGCTATAAATGGGCTTCCAACAGATGCGAACAGCACAGTTTCATTCAATTCTGGAGCTGATCGTGCAATCGTTGGAAATTTCGCAAGCTTCTTCAAATGGGGCTTTGCTAAGCAGATTCCGATCGAAGTTATCGAATATGGTAATCCTGATAATTCAGCTCTTGGAGATCTTAAGGGTCATAACCAGGTATATCTTCGCGGCGAAGCTTATGTCGGTTGGGGAATCATTGATCCTTCAGCTTTTGCTATCGTTAAGGCTTCAGCTTCAGCTTGATCGTAGGAGGCGCTTATGCTTTACAGAAATGTAAAGACGGGCGACGAGCTGATGTTCAGTTCAGTTATCTATTCACCAGACTGGGAGCTGGTGGAAGATAAGAAAGATAAGGCTCAGGCGGAGCTTCCTCGAACGGAAGCTCCTGAAGCTGAGCCTGTTGAAAAGCCTGTCAAAAAGGAAACTCCCAAAAAGAAGCCAGTCAATAAGAAGAGGACAAAGAAATGAGTAATTCACCATTTGCGACAGTAGAAGACATTCAAACTCTATATAGGCCACTGTCAGCTTCAGAGCAGTCGAGAGCCGAAGCACTTCTTCCTCTTGTATCTGATGAGATCAGGATTCTTGGAAAAAATTCCGGGAAGGATATCGATCAGGCGATTGCCGATGATCCCACTTATGGGAGCGTAGTCAAGATCGTAACTTGTGACGTCACCTTCAGAATTCTGCGTCAGAATACGGAAGGCGAGGCAATGACTCAGGAATCTCAGTCTGCTCTTGGATATAGTTGGAGCGGATCGTTCGCTGTCGCTGGAGGCGGAATCGCTAATTCTATCCTGGTAAATGATCTTAAGAAGCTGGGACTTCTTAGACAAAAAATGGGGAGCGAGTTCTTATGGCAAGGATCAAAGGGACAACAGTGATATTGTATACGGAAGTTCAGACAGGGGAAGATCCCTTCGGGAATCCAATATATGAAGAGAAGCCTGTGGAAGTTGATAATGTGCTTGTCGGAGAACCTTCGACAGATGATATCACATCCGCGACTCAGATGTTCGGAAAAGTCATCTCTTATATGCTTGGAATTCCAAAAGGAGACACGCACGACTGGACTGATAAGGAAGTCGAATGGACGGACGCTTATGGCCACGTTCATAAGGGTAAGACGTTCGGATTCCCTATCACCGGAATCGAAGCGAATATCCCTGAATCACTTCCCTGGCATATGAAGATGAGGTGTGAAGAATATGGCTAAGAACGTAAGTTTCAAGCTAAATCTTCCAGGTC